TCAATAAACACTTCCCCGACTGGCGACGAGTCCTCAACGAATGCCAAAGGTACTCTGTGGGGGGAGAAATCGACTCTGGTATTCTTGCTTCTTTCTCTGACATCTCTGTAAATGACCTCATTAAACATCTCAAGGAAAAGAATTTCACCGAAGTCCGCAAGTGGGTGGTCTCCAACCTGGACAACGATGCTTCTAGTTTACTTCGCAGGATTTATGACTCCTGTTATAGTTGCCTTTCTCCCGCAACTATCCCTGCTGCCGTTCTTGTTATTGCTAAGTATCAATACCAATGTGCGTTCGTGGCTGACCAAGAAATTAACCTCCTAGCAGCACTAACTGAAATTATGGTGGAGTGTGAATTCAAATGAATGTAAAACTAATTCGTATGTGGTCTGGTGAAGATGTTATTGCCGACCTTATTGATGATCTAACTGATGTGGGTGAAGACGCTATTGTTATCGCCAACCCGATTGTTGCTGTTCCTGCTGGCAATGGCCAGATGGGATTTGCTCCTTGGTCTCCCCTTCTTAAAGGAAAAAATGAGGAACTAAAAATTACCAAAAAATATATCGTTTATATTGCTGAAGCACAAGAACAAATTGTAGATAATTACAATGATATGTTCTCAGTAATTAAATCTCCAAGTAAAAAATTGATTGTTTGATTATGAAAAATCATCAAGTAAAGTCCAAGTGGTATTATATTTTCTGGGGTGCTATGGCAGTTGCCGTAGTCGGTGGACAGATTTATGTCGGCACTGGATACCGTGAAATGGCAGAAGCAACCAAAGGAACTCAAATTCTTGTGACTTGTGAGGTTATTCCACCTTATACTCCACCAACACAAAGAGTCAATAAGACACGGGAGTTTGAGTAATGGGACTACTACAAATCGACTTTAAATCTCTTAAAGAAGAACCTGTAAAGACTACTCCCCAGAATGTAAGGGAAGCAAACGAAGCATTGTTTCGTGCTAAAATGACTCTACCTGCTGCCGCAAAACATTGTGGTATGACCCAGAAGGAAATGAAACTTACCTTCTTTGAATATTTGAAGTATCACCCAAAAGATTATGACCAGTCAAAAGAGTCTTAAAACTTGTTTAAGATATCCGGGCGGTAAGTCCCGTGCTTGTGAGAAGATGGGACCTTACTTCCCAGACCTTCGCAACTATAATGAGTTCCGTGAACCCTTTCTTGGAGGAGGAAGTGTTGCGATTTATATCACCAAGAAATATCCCAACCTAGATATTTGGGTGAATGATTTATACGAACCCCTTGTAAACTTCTGGCAGCAACTGCAGATGTTTGGGGTTGATATGAAAGATAAGTTGGCAGATTTAAAGACGGCAAATAATACTCCCGAGTTGGCGAAAGAATTGTTCCTTTCCTCCAAGGAGAAAGTCAATGACCAAGATGTGCCAAGCATTGATCGTGCTGTGGCTTTCTATGTTATTAATAAGTGCTCTTTCAGTGGTCTCACAGAAAGTTCATCATTTTCACAACAGGCAAGTGTCTCCAACTTCTCTATGCGGGGGATTGAAAAGTTGCCTGCGTATTCTAAACTGATTGAAAAATGGCGTATAACTAACTATTCCTACGACTATTTGTTGGATGGAGAGACTAGTGCTTTTGTGTATCTTGATCCTCCTTATGATATTAAGGATAATCTCTATGGGCGTAAGGGATCAATGCACAAAGGATTTGATCACGATAAGTTTGCTGCTGATTGTGATTTTCGTTATCCTATGCACCAACTGATTAGTTATAATTCTGACCAACTTGTAAAAGACCGCTTTAAGAACTGGAACGCTGCCGAGTTTGATTTGACTTATACGATGCGTTCAGTTGGTGAATATATGCGAGAGCAAAAATCTAGAAAAGAACTACTACTTTTTAATTATGGAATTGAAGGACTGGTTAAATTCGATCAATCAAACTAAGAACCATTTGATTGACGAAGACCCTTCACTTGAGAAGGAATATCCTCCCTACATTGTAAATCGTTGTTTCTCTGGGCATTTAGATTCAGTACTATTTGCGAATGAAATGAACCAGTATCATTTCCTCGCCAAGAAACTACAATATGACTTTATGCTAAATAGTCTGAGGAAAAAGAAGAGATTTTCTCCCTGGCTCCGCAAAGATACAATCAAAGATCTTGATTATGTTAAGCGTTACTATGGTTATAGTAATGAGAAGGCAAAACAAGCTTTGAGGATTCTTACAGAAGAACAACTTACTTTTATTAAATCGAAATTTGAAACTGGAGGAAAAAAATGAGTGTCGTTCAAGAACCTGAAGTGAAGTGGACGCCCGATCAAATGGTGGAAGTGGTTCTTAATGAACCTGATGACTTTTTGAAAGTGCGTGAAACTTTGACTCGTATTGGAGTCGCATCACGAAAGGAAAAGAAAATCTATCAGTCTTGTCATATTCTTCACAAGCAAGGTAGATATTATCTCGTTCACTTTAAGGAACTGTTTGCTTTGGATGGCAAACACGCTAACCTGACCGTGAATGATGTTCAGCGTCGAAATCGTATCGCTCAACTTCTTGCTGATTGGGGTCTGATTATAATCGTTGATGTTGCCAAGATTCAAGATATCGCTCCCTTGAATCAAATCAAAGTTCTTGCCTATAAGGACAAGGGAGATTGGATTTTAGAGACCAAATATAATATTGGATCTAAAAAGAAAAAGGTAGAGGATGCCGAATGATAAAGTGGGATAGGAGTTGACATCTCCCTTTTTTCTGTCTATAATGACAAAGTTGTTTATACACATATACACATGGCAACTCCTGAAACAGATTTAGATTATGCTGAATGGGTAACAGATCAATATCTTTACCATGCAGTAAAAAGTATTGATTCAAGACTTGGAGAAGGTTATGCCCTCAAAAATCCAAACTTGGTTTCGACAATGATTTCTTTGACTGCAGCTGAACATCATAAAGCTCTTGATAGTTAATATGATAACCGAATAAAAGAGTAGGGGATTCCACATCCCCTTTTTTATGCTTTCTTGTATAATTAGTAGTGGATGCCGTAAGGGTCCACACATTCAAACCTCGCTTAAAAAGGAGCTACAATAATGACGAACCTCACAAGGTATACTGCTGCGGATCTTCCTGCCCTGATGGAAAAGATTACTCGCAATAGTATTAACATGGACGAATATTTTGATCGTCTGTTTCATCTTCACGAAACTACATCAAATTACCCTCCTTATAATCTAGTTCAGGTAAATAACGTGGAATCTAAATTAGAACTAGCACTTGCTGGATTTAAGAAAAAGGAGGTTTATGTCTACACGCAAGATGGTAAACTTTTTATTGAAGGTCAAAAAGAAGATAAGGAAACGGAAACCAATTATCTCCACAAGGGTCTGGCTCAACGGTCATTTACACGAGCATGGACACTCTCTGACGATACGGAAGTTCGATCAGTTGATTTTGAGGATGGGCTTTTGACAGTTACTTTGGGTAGAATTGTCCCAGAGCATCACAAGCGTAAGGACTATCTCTAAATAGAATTGAATATCGTCGGCGCGAGGAGCACCTGGCAAAATCCAGGTTGACTCCTCCTTTTTTTCTTGCTATAATGAATGGAGGAATAAACTACTAAATGGCAATCAAACTAGCACTACTAAAATCTGGTGAGCAAGTAATTACCGACGCAAAAGAACTTCTTATTGATGATAAAGTTTGTGGATATTACTTTATCAAACCACATAAGGTTCGTCTCAATCGCCCTATCGTTCTCACCGAAGATGATGAGGTAAATCCTGACTCTGTTGAAGTAACTCTTTCTCCTTGGATTCTCATTTCCAAGGATGAAGAAATGGGTGTTACTGCTGACTGGGTTGTAACTATGGTTGAACCAATTGATGATGTGAGAGAAATGTATTTGGAGAAAACTAATGGAGAGACTGGTAAAGATTCTAGCACTAACTAACAATACAATTTTAATCAGTGAGATTGTAGAGGTTGGTGCCGATGTTGGGGAACCTGATTGTAAACTCACTAATCCCTTTGTAATTAGAAGTGACAAAACAATGGAATCATTCCTTTGTGATTATACCGCACAGGATACTTTTATGATAAGTTCAGACAAGATTCTGACTCTTGCAGATCCAACAGATGAACTTCTGTCCAAATATTATGATTTAATTGCCTGATGAGATTTTACACAAACGTCCAGATGGTCGGGGATCACTTCCTCGTTCGTGGTTATGATAATGGAGAACACTTCATGACCCGAGAGAAGTTTTCCCCGACTCTTTTTGTTCCTTCGAAAAGAGAAACTAAGTATCAAACTTTGAATGGAGAATATGTAGAACCTATTGAACCTGGATCAGTTCGTGAGTGTAGAGATTTCATCAAAAAGTATGATGGCGTAGAGGGATTTAAAATCTACGGGAACGATAGATATGTCTATCAATATCTCTCTGCTAAGTATCCAGAAGAGCAGATCAAGTTTGATATTGACAAAGTCAAACTAGCAACCCTTGATATTGAGGTTGCGTCTGAGAATGGTTTCCCAGATGTAGAGTCTGCCGCTGAGGAAATTCTTCTCATCACACTTCAGGATTATTCTTCTAAGGAGATTATTACTTGGGGTAAAGGTCCTTTCAAACTAAAGCAGGGTAATCACTACTACAAGCAGTTCAATAATGAATATGATCTTCTCAATGATTTTATTCATTGGTGGATGGATAATACACCAGAAGTAATTACTGGGTGGAACAGCAAGTTGTACGATATTCCATACATCGTTCGTCGCCTTGATCGTATTCTTGGTGAGAAACTGATGAAGCGCATTTCTCCTTGGGGATTGGTTACTGAACTGGAAACTTATATTGCTGGTCGTAAGAATATCTCTTATGATATTGGTGGAATCTCTCAGTTAGATTATCTGGATTTGTATAAGAAGTTTACTTACACCAACCAGGAATCATATCGATTAGATCACATTGCCAGTGTTGAACTTGGTGCTAAGAAGTTAGATCACAGTGAGTTTGATACTTTCAAGGATTTCTACACAAAGGGTTGGCAGAAGTTTGTAGAATATAACATCGTTGACGTGGAACTTGTTGACCGTATGGAAGACAAGATGAAACTCATCGAACTCGCTCTCACTATGGCATATGACGCCAAAGTAAACTATGAGGACGTGTTTTATCAGGTTCGTATGTGGGATACGATCATCTACAATTATCTTAAGAAAAGAGATATTGTAATTCCACCTAAAGAAAAAACCGATAAAGATTCCAAGTATGCTGGTGCTTATGTAAAGGAACCGATCCCTGGAAAGTATGATTGGGTAGTGTCGTTTGACCTTAACTCTCTGTACCCTCACCTGATTATGCAATACAATATTTCACCAGAGACTCTTCTGGATGAGAGGCATCCATCAGCAACAGTAGATAAAATCTTAAATCAATCCATTACATTTGAAATGTATAAGGATTATGCTGTTTGTGCCAATGGTGCTATGTTTCGCAAGGATGTGCGTGGATTTTTGCCAGAACTGATGGAAAAGATCTATAAGGATCGAACTGTTTTTAAGAAAAAAATGCTTGCTGCCAAACAGGAGTATGAAAAAACACCAACAAAAGAACTTGAAAAAGAGATCGCACGGTGTAATAACATCCAAATGGCACGGAAGATTCAATTGAACTCTGCTTATGGTGCCATTGGTAACCAGTATTTTAGATATTACAAACTTGCAAACGCAGAAGCAATCACACTCTCTGGGCAAGTCTCTATCCGCTGGATTGAGGACAAGATGAACCAATATCTAAATAATCTGTTAAAAACTGAGGAAGTCGATTATGTTATCGCATCTGACACTGACTCGATCTATCTTAACATGGGACCTATTGTTACTAAATTTTTTAGTAATAAGTCTGGTGATAAAATAGCAATTGTTTCCATACTTGATAAGATTTGTCAAGAAAAACTGGAACCATTCATCGAACAGTCTTATCAGGAACTTGCGGATTACGTTTCGGCGTATGAACAAAAAATGCAAATGAAGCGTGAGAACATTGCTGAACGTGGTATTTGGACTGCAAAGAAGCGTTATATTCTTAACGTATGGAACAGTGAAGGTGTTCAATACAATGAACCCAAACTGAAGATGATGGGTATTGAGGCAGTGAAGTCTTCTACACCTGCTCCTTGCCGACAGATGATTAAAGACGGTCTCAAACTTATGATGAGCGGAACTGAAGAGGATGTTATTAACTTCATTGATAGGTGCCGAAGTGAATTTAAGAAGATGCCACCAGAGCAGATTGCCTTTCCAAGAACTGCTTCTGACGTTGTAAAGTATCGTTCCTCATCCGACATTTATGTGAAGGGAACACCCATTCATATTCGTGGAGCACTTTTATTCAATCACTATGTGAGGGAGAATAAACTTACAAATAAATATTCACTCATTGCTAATGGAGAAAAAATTAAATTTCTCTACTTGAAAAAACCAAATATTATTCAGGAAAATGTGATCTCATTTATCCAAGATTTTCCTAGAGAACTAAACCTTGACAAGTATGTGGACTATGATCTACAATTTGAAAAGAGTTTTGTAGAACCACTCAAATCTATTCTTGACGCCATTGGATGGAGTGTCGAAAAAACTGTTAACCTTGAATTATTTTTTGCCTAATGGATCTTCCTATTGACGATAAAGAACTAGCAACCATTGTGAGTGCAATGCATCTTGGTGGTGATACTGCCCTTTATCA